TGGTTCAATAAAACAAAACATATAGTAGATAATCATTTGATGTCTTATGTAACTAAATTTTCATTGGTAAAGAAATGTAATCCAATTCATATTGAATTTGTTATACGTGGATATATAACTGGGAATACAAAAACTAGTTTATGGCATCATTATAAGAATGGATGTAGGAATTACTGTGGATTAGATATAAAAGATGGATTAGTAAAAAATCAAAAGTTAGATAAACCTATTATTACACCTACAACAAAAAATCAAAAGTTAGATAAACCAATATCAAAAGAAGAAATATTAAAACAATATTATATAACTGAAGAAGAACTAGACTTTATATATGATAAAGTATATAAATTGTTTGAGTTTGGTCAAGAAATAGCAAGTAAAGCTGGATTTATTTTGGTAGATACAAAATATGAGTTTGGTAGAGATGAAAATAAAAATATTATTTTAATTGATGAACTTCATACTTGTGATAGTAGTAGATATTGGATTAAAGAAAGTTATCAACGCAGATTTGATGCAGGATTAGAACCGGAAAAATTAGATAAAGATTGCGTAAGAGATTGGGTAAAAGAAAATTGTAATCCATATGCGGAAACTATACCAAAGATTCCTGAATATATTATCAAAAAAGCACATAATAGTTATAATTATTTTTATGAAAATATTTTAAAAGTATAAATGATAATATTTGCGTAATATTAATTATTTTAATTTTAATTAATATTATAAATGATAGATTATATTGAAAATTTATCAAGTAATTACAAAAAAGAAAAAACTAAAGAAATAGATATAATAATAGAAGGTGGAGCATTAAATGGATATTATGCTTATGGTGTATTAAAATTAGTAGATAAATTAGAAGAAATAGAATATTTTAAAGTAGATAGAATATCTGGTGTTAGTATAGGTGCATTATTAGGGTATTTATATCTAACAAAAAACTTAAGTATTTTCAATGATATGTATAGTTCATTAAAGAAATATTATGTATTAAACAATAATTTAAAAATATTTACAGAATATTTGAGTAAAATTATAGATGAATTATCTGATGAAAAATTTAAAGAAATAAAGGAAAATAAACTTTATATAACATTTTTTAACACAGATGAAAAAAAACAAATAATTAAAAGTAGTTATAAAGATAAAGATGATTTAAAAAGATCATTATTAAAATCAATGCATATTCCATTTTTAATAAATGGAGAAGATTACTATAAAGAAGATAATATATGTTATATGGATGGATTATATCCATATTTATTTAAAGATAGAATAAATGATAAGAAGATTTTATATTTAAAATTAATAAATATGTTTTCATTTTCGGATTTTAAAAACACTATATGTAGTAAAAAAGAAGTAAATATGGAAAAACGAATAATGGAAGGTTCATTAGATGCTCATAATTTTTTTTTATTTAATAAAAAAAGTAAAATATGTAGTTATTTAAATGATTGGACTAGAAATGATTTTATATATTTCAGAATAAAAGAAATGCTTATAATATTAATAATATTCATAATAAATATTATAATTTCTTTGACAAAAATAATTCATCCATTTTTAAAAGAATTTAATTTTTTTAATAAATTTATGTATATTTCTGAAAATTTATATAGCGATCTAATGATACATTACAATAATTAATTTACTTTTTGGTTTTCTTTTTATTTTTTTTAGTTTTATTTTTTTTAACTGGAGTTTTCTTTTTTTTTGCTTTAGTTTTCTTTTTAGGACTTTTTTTTCTTGCTTTTTTAACAGGAGACTTTTTATTATTGGAATTAGATTCATATGGAACATATCTTAAAAAGTATTTTTCATATTCTTTACTTTTCTTTTTATCTTTTAATTCTTTATATTTTTTTGTTTTATTAGCTCTAATAGTAGCTATAGTTTCTTGTTCACCATAACAATTAATACCAAATCTAGTATTTATTCCTTTTCTAGTGATTCTATTTTGTTGTTGAACTCTAAATAAATATTCACTCATACATAATATACGGTTTGCTTTGTAATAATTTCTTTTTATATAGGTAAATGCTAAGTAGAAACTTAACATAGTATCTAATGTTGCTATATTAATTTTTCTTCCAGCAACATTGATAGTATTAAAACTATGACACGCTAATGGTTCATAAATAAAAGCAACGGTTTCATTTCCAACAAACAATTCATAATGTGCTGCAATTATTTCTCCAATAGCTGGTTGTTTAACAATTTTTATATCTTTAATACCTATTTCATTTAACTTTTTTTTTAAAGCATTAGCAGTTTTCAAAGGATTTAAAGACAAAACATCAAAATCAGGAATATTAGGTATTTTTTCTTTAGATAATGCAGGTAATGTTTTTAAATATAATCTATTGGCAAATGCACCAAAAAAAATACAATTTTGAGAAATTAATGAATCTCTTACTATAATAAATATTTTTTCTTCAATAGAACTCAAATTATTATTCTTTTCTATTCTTTTTTTAGTATTCATTTTATTAGTAGTTCCATATTGAAATAATCTTTGAACTTCTTCTAAATGACAATTTTTTCCTCTAAGTGGAAAATGTTTATTTAATAATGTTAATCGTTTCAAAACTTTCTCCCATCTACTAACATCACCTTTGGGTCTAGATAATTCTAAATACATACTCATTCGTAAATAATTAGGAGGAACATAATAAATATTATCTACTATAATACAATCTTCAATTAAATTATCATAAATTTCTGGAACTAAATAAGTAATATCGGCAACTGGAATATAATTAACATATACTTTATAAGTTCCGGGATGCATACCAGCTTTAGCTTCTACTTCTTCAAATCCTTGTTTAAAATATATATCTGCTAAATTTTTAGCATCTTTTAGTGGTTCTGGTGAAAAGAAATCATAATCTGGTAATTCGATATCTTTATCATAAAACTGATCATATTTTGGTAATATATTATTAATAGCGGTTCCTCCATAACATAGTCTTTTTTTATCCTTTAAAAATTTTTCAACTATTTCAATAATTTTTTTTACTTCAGGATTGTTAATTTGTTCTTTTCCAGTTTTTTGTTGTATTTTATCTACAGCATCTCTTAATAATTTTAATTCGCATTCTTGAAATGTCATACTTCTATCGCACATTAGCTTATATATATAGTTATCATTTTGTTTTATTAATAAATTAATTAATGTATTAATAAAATTTATTTTTTCCAACTATCATCAAATTTAAATTCTTTAGTTTTAATTTCTATAATTCTTTTATCTACTGGTTTAGGTTTTTTTGTATTAATAGGAATTCTTCTTAATTTTTCAGGTTTACGAACAAAAGCTTGTTGTTTATTATAAAAATAAGCTAAACAATATTTTAAATTACTATCATATTTCGAAAATTTCATTAAAGAAACTTGACATCCTTCTTTTTGATGAGATATCATAGGTGGATTATTATCCATTATATCATCTGGTAACACAAAATGTAATTTATCTTTAGAATCATCTACAATATTAGAATTTCCATCTCTATGTTGAACTTCTACATTATTTTTATTAACTAAATTAATTCCTTCTACTATATTAACTAATTCATGTAATTTAGTTTCTTTATAAGTTGATGTAGGATCATATATAGATATAATAAGTTTTTTATGTAATTGTGATAATTTTGTTTTAGTAACATCATTTTGATTTTCTTTACCAGCATATCCATATGAACTAGATAGTAAATGTCCACCTGAAGAAGAAAATATATCTTGTATTTCTTTATATAATTTATTATAAGCATTTTTATTTTGAGTTTTCATTCTAAAGTTTATTATGATAGGATCATTTGAATTAGGGGCTAATGAATAAAATCCATCTTTTACTGTTGATAGAACTTGTTTAGTAGTTAAATGATTGTATGTTCCTTTAGTTATTTTTTCTACATAACTTCCTCTTTTTTCTCCTGCGGCAATTATAGGCATGCCATCTTTTGAATATAATTCAAAATCTAATACTCTTACTCCACGTTTAATAATTTCTTTAAGAACATCTATATGAACCCAATCATTATAATTACTTCCTCCACAACAAGAATTATAACTACCCATAATGTAATAATTTTTTAATATATCATTATTTTCATCATAACCGCTATTTAATGATATAACGGTTCCTATATCTTTAGTTTTTTGAAATGATTTAAAATTACTTACTATTCTATTAATATTATTTTTATTTAAGGTTTGTGTATTTGTTATATAAAAAATAATAATAACTATTACAATTAATGCGGCAATTGATAAATAAATTTGAGCAGCAAAAGCAGAATTAGTCATTCTATCTCTAAAATTATTTACAATGTTTTTAACATCCATTATTAATATATATTAGGATATTAATTTTATTAATTATTTAATTAAATTAAAAATTAAAAAAAATATATAATATTATTTTAAATGACTGGTGGTTTAATGAATTTAACTGCTTGGGGAAATGAAAATATAGTATTATTTGGAAATCCTAAAAAAACCTTCTTCAATGCATCATATAAAAAAATAACTAATTTTGGATTACAACGATTTCGTATAAATTATGAGGGATCTAGAGTATTAAATTTTAATACTCCTACATTTTTAGATTTTAAAATTCCTAGATACGCAGAATTATTGTATGATACTTATATTTGTGTATCTTTACCTCATATATATAGCCCTTTCTTTTTTGATAATACAGAATCTAATGTAGATAATGAAATTGTCAGAGGAATAAGTGGAAATATGTTACGTCCATATGAATTTCGATGGGTTGAAGACTTAGGATGTAATATGATAAAAGAGATTGAAATTTATTCTGGAGGAACTACTTTAGCTAGATATTCTGGAGAATATTTAAATTGTATTAAAGAAAGAGATTACTCTGAATCAAAAAAAAAATTATGGGATAATATGACTGGAAATACTAAAGAATTAAATGATCCGGCTAATGCAAACGGTAGAGTAAATATATATCCTAATTCAATGTATGTTGATAATACTGGAGTCGAACCTTCAATTAGAGGAAGAAAAATATATATACCATTAAATGCTTTTTTCTGCAATAATAGTAAATTAGCATTACCTTTAGTTGCTTTACAATATCAAGAAATAAATATTAAGGTAACCTTAGAACCTTTAACTAAATTATATACAATTAATGATGTTAATAATGTAACTACCGCATCCGGAATAAGTTGGAGAACAGCTCCTAATCCTAATATTTTAGAACATCAAATGTGGCATTTTTTACAACCTCCCAGTGATGTGTTGGCTAGCACTAATTTATATGATACAACTAGAAATGATTGGAATAGCGATGTTCATTTAATAGGAACTTATATATTTTTAGGACAAGACGAAAGAAGAATGTTTGCACAACAACCTCATAATATTTTAATTAAACAAATTCAAGAATATGAACATTTATCAGTTGCTGGATCTCAATTATTAGATATAGATAGTAAAAATTTAGTAACAAGTTATATGTTAAGATTTAGAAGAAGTGATGCATTTTTAAGAAATGAATGGTCAAATTATAGTAATTGGGCATATAATAATGTTATTCCTCAACCTGTAGGCGATTTTTTACCTCAATATTTAAATTCTGATAATCAATTAACTGAATTAGGGAATCCAAATATGTTTCATATAACTGGACCAGTAGGTAGTTATGCTTATAATCAGAAAAATATATTGGTAGATATGGGTATAGTATTACAGGGAGTTTATAGAGAACAATTATTAGATTCTGGTATATATGATTATATAGAAAAATTTAAAAGAACATCTGGAGGTGCAAAAGAAGGATTATATTGTTATAATTTTTGTTTAAATAGTAATAGAAATGATTATCAGCCATCTGGTGCAATAAATATGAATAAATTTTCAAAAGTATCAGTAGAATTTAATACTATAGAACCCCCTTTTAATCCTCAAGGATCTATTGTAGAAGTTATTTGTGATATAAGTAATAATCCTATTGGATTTCGTAAAAATGTGGGAACATTAAATGATTATAATTATGATTTGAAAATATTTGAAGAAAGATATAATATTATGAGTATAACAGGTGGACGATTGGGATTACAATATGCAGAATAAATAAAATATTAAATATTATTACTTTATTTATTTAAATTTCCATATAGAATCAAAATGATGAACTCCTTCTCTAGGATTTTCAGGTTTATAATCTTGTCTAAAAGCACCCTTTCTAGATTTATGATATTCATCACTTCCACCTAATCTATTATCTTCATTCATAGATAATATATTTCTTTCATCATTTGTTAATGCTATTTTACTAGCGTTATTATTATCTCCAAATTGATTGTTTGTCATTAAACTTCTTGATTCTGGAAAGTCATCTAACATTTTTTTAACTTCTTCATTGGGAGCATCCGATGTTTCAAAAGGGGAATAATATTGATCTCTTCCGCTTATATCGACTAATACTAAAGTAGATGGACACTTTGAACATTGGTTATCATATCTACATCCATCTCTAATAGGATTATATGGAATAGTATCACTACTTTTATCATAATTCACATATAAAGGATCTCTGGGTCCTAAACATTTCTGACCACAAGATCTATAATATTTAATTCCTTCGTTAGTTTCTTGTTGTATAATATCTGAAGAGCATAATCCAGTTAATTTAGTTGTTTGTGTGCAATTTTTTGGACATAATTCTTCACTATTATTTTGAAATAATTCATTACAATTAGGTAAATCTAATGCTATTTTTTTAGCATGTTCATAAGCAGCATCACTAAATTCTCCAGAATCTGTTTTCCAATCATCTTTAAATTCTGATTCTAACATTTTATTATCTATATATTGATTTATCATTTCAGTATATTGTCCTAATCTATGTTTATCAAAACAATCTTTATTAATTTCTGCTTGTTTTAAAAAATAAGCAGCAAATATACTTTCTAATTCTTTTTTTCTTAAAGAAGTTTTATCTTCCATACCTTCAATTAATGAAAACCCTTCTTTTTCATTTTGTTTTGGTATAAATTTAATATAATCTATCTCTCTTCTTCCTCTATCTGTAGTTTTAGTTTCTTTATTGAAATCATTGTAATTTGTTCCAATATTTTTTAATTTTTTAGAATGAGTTCCTTCATTTTCAGCAGTTATTACTAATTCATCATCTATAAATATTTTTACATCATAATTTCCTATTTTATTTTTCCTATTTTCGTATCTAATAGTATAAGGTCCTTGTTCTAACATTCTTTTGTATCTTTTTCCAGTAATTCCTTTGAAAATAGAACCATCTGCACTATATCCATCTCTATAAACTCCAAAACTAATTCCTTCATTATTAGCATCACTAGATATTGCCCAATTACCTTGAACAGTATTATGTAAAATTTGTCCAGACGGTATAGCCATCTCTATATCATAATTATCTAATTCAGGGAATGTTACTTGTTTAAATTTATTAGTATTAAATAATAATTCTCTAGCATTGACAAAATTATCCTTGTTAGTGTATACTAAACATCCTATAATTATTATTAGTAATAAGAATATTAGTAATAAGATATTCATTATATATATATAGCATATATTTTACTAAATTAGAAATAATTATTATATGTTTAATATGTATAATTAATGAGTGAAATAAATAAAGTTAGAAATAATTATAAAGCAAAATATAGAAGTGATAAAGATAAAGAATATTTATATAAAATTTTTGATAATTATGAAGGAGATTTAGATACCTTTATGAAAAAATATGTAAAAAATCCAGAATGGAATTATTTTAAAAAAGATTTAAAAAATGAAGAAGATATAGATGGATATGTAAGATTCATAGATTCAAGAAGATTTAGTTCTAGTTTAACAGATAATATAGGAAGTAGAATCGGATTTAGTGTTTTAGATTGGTTAATATTTACAATTTTTATTTTAATATGGGGTATTCTAGGAACATTTTTAACCAAAGAAATATTTAAACAAAATGATTTTAAACATTATAATTTATATAATAAAAATAATCCATTAAATTGGGAAAATATTTATAATAATAGTTTTTTAAGTTTACTAGATAAAAGAGAAAATCCTAATTTATATACTTTTTTTGAACAAATACACGAAAATGTCTTGTCATTTCCATTATATTTATTAACATTAGTCCAGGACTTTTTTTATAAAATGTTTTCTAATTCTCCTAAAATGAACAGATTTAATTTTAATACAAATAATCAAAAAACTACACATCTATTTCATTTTATGATCATATATTTAATGCCAATTATTTTTGGAATTTCTTTAATAAGTATATTATTAACTAATGTATTTGGAATATTTTCTTTAGCATGGCTTCAAGGATTTTTAAAATTTATGACTGATAAAACTTCTATATTTTTGTCACCTACTAAACTTACTTGGAGTGGATTATTTCCATTTTCTTGGTTAATCCCAGGAATTGCTATATCATTAGTTCATTTATTTGCTTATCTTTGGATAGGAAGCGCAGCACAATTATTTACAGTAGCAACTATGGGAGGAGTTGTATTATTTATGGCATATAGATTCTTTAAAAATTTTTATAATTCAATGACTACATTTAAAGATGTTCTTAAACCATATACTTTACCATTAATTTCACTATGGAGTTTATTATTAGCAACATTTCTAAGTGCATATATACATAATAAAATAGTAAATCCAGCAGCTATATATGGTATATTATCTTGTTCAATAATATTGCCAATTATATCGTATTTAAATAGTAATTAAAAATGTAATTAAAAAGAACTTAATATAAATAATTATATTAAGTTCATATGGGGAAAAAAAGTAAGAAGAAAAATAAAAATAAAAGTAAAGAACCACCTAGAGTTACTCATAATACACCATTTGTTAGTGTATGCACACCTACTTATAATAGGAGATTATTTATACCTCAACTAATAAAATGTTTTAAACAACAAACATATCCAAAAGAGTTGATGGAATGGATTGTAATTGATGATGGTGAAGATTCAGTGGAAGATTTATTTGAAGGTGTAGAATGTGTAAAATATTTTAGATATGAGGAAAAATTAAAATTAGGTAGAAAAAGAAATTTAATGCACGAAAAATCATCAGGAACTATACTAGTTTATATGGATGATGATGATTATTATCCTCCAGACAGAGTAAAACATTCTGTATTTAAACTAAATTCAAGACCTGAAGTTTTAGCAGCAGGTAGTAGCGCTGTATATATTTACTTTAATGATACTGATTTGATGTATCAATTTGGTCCATATGGTCCAAATCACGCAACGGCTGGAACATTTGCATTTAAAAGAAAACTATTAGATCAAACTAGTTATGAAGATGATGCTGATTTAGCTGAAGAAAAACATTTTTTAAAAAATTATACAATACCATTTATTCAATTAAATCCTGAAAAAACTATATTAGTCTTTGCACATCAGTTTAATACGTTCGATAAAAGAAAACTTTTAGAAAATCCCCATCCAGATTATATTAAACAATTATCTATGAAACCCAAAGCTTTAATTAAAGATAAGGAGATGTTGAAATTTTACACGACCGTATAATTATATAGTAATTTTAAAATATATAATTATATTATAATGATGAAGAAAGTAGTTGCCGATATTAAAAGAGTATCATTAATAGTTTTATTTGCAGTAGCTGTATCTTGTGTATTAAATTTAATTAGTGATATAATTAATAAATTATTGGGAAGAGAAGGATTTGAAGGAAAAAAACAATTAGTATTTTTTCATATGAATCAGTGCGGTCATTGTAAAAAAATGATGCCAGAATGGGAAAAATTAGAACGTAATTATTCAGGAGATGTAACTCTTAGAAAAGTAGAAGCATCATCTGGAGATAGTTTATTAAAAAAAAATAAAGTTAGTGGATTTCCTACTATTTTATTATTAGATGAAAGTGGAAATAAAGTTAAAGAATACAATGGAGATAGAACAGCAAAATCATTAGAAGAATTTTTAAACTAAATGATTATTAATATATCTATAAATTCTGGCTATATCTAACTTGTTAATTTCATAATTATTATTTTGAAATAATTCTAATATATTATCATATTCTTCTGTATTTTTCAGATATATAAAATATGATAACATATCTTTCTTATCCATATTAAGCTGTTGACATAAATTTTGTATAAATAAACTATTATTATATTCAGTAGAATATTTAGTTAATACTTTTGTAAATCTAACTTCAACTGGATTGTATAATACTTTTTTATTTTTCTTGAGTTGTTTATGATATATATAATTATTATAGAATGTTTTAATTAAAGAACTCATTTCATTGAATATCCATATCTGCTTTTGAAAAGTAATTCTATCTATATAATCAGAAAAACATATATTTTTTAATATTTTAATATAATATTTTAACGAAATATTTATTTCAAATTTAGATAGAACGTCTATAATATTTTCATGAAATAATAATGCAACACTAGTTCTATCTGTATCATTTAATAATGAATGATGTTCATTAATTTTATGATAATTATTTAATAAATCTTTTGTTAATATTTTTGTATCTTCATTGTAGGTATTATTATAGAACAAGTTTTTTATAAGTTTATCCTTTAGTATATTTTGTTCACTATTATAAATATTATATGTAGAAACTAACTTTCTTAGATCTCCATTTATAAGATTAACTATGTTTTTATTTAATGTATCATCTAAATTAGGCATTAATAGTTTAACAATATTTTTTATTTCTTTTTTCTTAGGGGTCTCTAATTCTATTATATCACAAATCTTCATCATTTCTTTTATTTTTTTATCAATGTGATAATTACCTATGCATATAATTGGATTCATAGTAATATCTTCTTTTTTTTGTTTTTTTGTTTTTTTAGGTCTAATTAATTTTATTAAAGCATTAATTCCTCCTTTATCTCCACTATTCATTCCATCTATTTCATCCATTATTATTGCTATATTCTTCTTTTCTTTTTTAAATAAACTTATTATACTTTTATCTGCCATATTATGTTTTGCAATATTTTCAATAATATTTTTATTTCTAACATCTCCAGCATCAAAAGAAATTATATCATAATTTAATTCTTTTAATATTGATTTAACAAAAAAAGTTTTTCCAGTTCCTGGAGATCCATATACATATATTCCTCTTTTAGTTAGGATATCATGTTTATTTTTTTCAAAATAATTTAAATAGTCTATTAGTTGTTGTTTTTTAGAGTTTCTATTTAATAAATTATTTATGTTTAATTTATCCATTAATAATTTAATATATATTATTTGTATTTAAATGAATATTTAATTATATTCTTACATTTACCACTAGTATATTTTTGACATAAATATAAAATATATTCAATATAATTTTTAAATTTTAAATTTTTATAACTCCATTTTTTTATTTTACACCATTTATCATAATTCATTTCTAAAATATTTTCAAAAATAAAATTACTATCATTTCTAATTATAAATCTTATATAACTATCATAACTTTTATGACTATTATCACTTCCATTATAATGAGGATAACGAATATTATAATTATTTTCTAAATATAACTGTTTTTCAGGAAAATGAAATAAATAATGGTCTTTAGATAATAATGAAAATATAGATTTAGGAATAAAATCTTTTATCATTATTACTACATCATTAGGTAATCTATTTACATAAGATAATAACATATATAATATGTATATTATATTAATTAACATAATCCAGCATTAGTAATACCATCCCATTCTACATTACATCCTTTTGCCCATTCACATTTCTTTTTTTTTCCTGATTCTCCTTGATATTCAGGAGTATTAAAACTAGTGGTAGAACAAGAACCTAAATTATGAGTATTAAAACATTCATTTTCTTTTAATTGTGGATTAAATCTATTTTCCCAATAATCAGGACATCCCGGAAGTTCAGGAGGAAAGTTTTGTAATTGTTTAGAAGATTGTAAAAGAAAGGCAATAAGAATCCCTAAACAAATTAAAAATACTATAGCCATATATAATATAATTTTTTGAGCTGTTAAATTCATTTATTATTAATATAATATTATATTATTTTTTATAATTATATTTATATAATGGCACATAATGGACGAGTAAATATAATAGGACCGAATACTGGAGATATTTTTTCTTTATACGATAGGATCCCTGTTCAACAAAAATCAACACAATATAGAAATGCTTTAACAGGAACTTGGAATAATAATATGTTATCTACTGCTTTTTTTTCTTCTGAAAATATTAGAATAATACAGAATGCAATAAAAAAAGGAGTATATACTGCATCTAATGGTAATTTTGTAATATCAGACCAAGATGAAGATACTTTAAAAATAATTATGAGAAGTATATTTTTACAAAATTCTAAGAACAATGATAATGATATTAAGAATCAAATTATAGAATTAAATGATAAAGTAGTTAGATATGCTGTTCCACAAATATATGGAGAAGCCGAAGGATATATTAGATATAAACACGATGTTAGTACTTTAGCAACTCCAATAGAAAGACCATTATCTACTTATCATAATAATGAATTAGAATTTAAAAAATTTTTTTAAGAATTTAATTATTAAATAATTTAATTAATAATTAAATAT